AAACCAGAGCTTAGGTGAAACAGTATATGATCAAAAATATGCTGAAATAATTTTTAATATCTCAAATAACGATAATTAGATATTGTATTGCATAATTATATTATGAAAATAAATTAAGTATTAGGAGAAATAGCATGGCAGAGCAGACATTCAAGTCGCCAGGATTTTTCGAAAGAGAAATAGAGATAATAAGTAGGCCACTGTTTAAAAATAATGCGACACCTGTTGGTCTTATTGGACCTTCACAAAGAGGTCCAGCATTTGTGCCTACGACAGTCACTTCTCGAGAAGAATATATTCGAATTTTTGGTGCACCTGACCGCAATAGATTAAGTGGTCATGCAATGGCAGAGTTTTTTAGAAATGATGGTAAAGCTCTTACTTTTTGTAGAACATTAGGCAGCGGATTAAAAGACAGCGCAAATGCTGGATTTAAAATGACAGCAAAAGATGGTGCAGGAAGTGACTTTAGTGGCTCACCACATCTTATCGTAGCTGAGCATACAGTTAATGTTGGTGAACATCTAGGTCTAGGTATATTCAATGATAATGATTCACACGCAACAAGGTTTGTTTTAGATAAAACTACAGACGAATCATCAGCACATGCCGATGCAGGTAGTGCGACAGTAGAATTAATTCGTGCAATGATTTTTACACACAAAGATTATAAAATTGAGATATCAGCAACAGGAAGTTTTACAGCAGCACCTGAAGTAGCTCAATCCAGCGGAATATTTGTATTAAGATTCAAATCTGCAGCCGATACTACTGATGAGCTTGAAGTATCTTTAGATCCAGACAGCGACAAATATATTCGTAATGTATTAAATACTGACCCATTCTCTTTAGAAGATAAAAAGCACTTGCTTTATGCACACTTCCCAGTTGATTCTCAAGTAGCTGCAACTACAGGCACACAAAAAGTTGCCGTGGTTACAGGTAAAGATCAAACTCACGCAGATTATTATGGCAACTTTTCAACTAGATTTAATGCGCCACAAACAACAAAGTTTATTTCTCAACCTTTTGGTTCAAAAGAGTTTGATTTATTTCACTTTGAATCTTTAGATGACGGCGCATATGCAAGCGGAAAATATAAAGTTTCCATTAAAAATATGAGAGCAAGTACAGACCCAACAGATAAATTTGGTACGTTTACAGTAGCAATACGTGATTTAAGAGACACAGATGAAGCACAAATTGTTTATGAAACATTTAGTAACTGTTCTCTAGATCCTGATGCTAAAAACTTTATTGCTAGAGTTATTGGTGACGAAAAAGTTTATTTTAATTTTGATGCAACATCTTCAGATGAAAGAAGATTAGTTAGAGAAGGATCTTTTTCAAGTAAATCTTCACGCGTAAGAATTGTTATGAGTGATGATGTACTAAATCGTGAAGTGCCTGATGAAGCACTACCATTTGGATTTAGAGGCGTTCCAGCTTTACTTTCAAATAGTCTAGGTATAGATAGCGTAAAAGATGCCACTAATGCTGCAACAATTTTTCTAGATGGAGCCACTACAACAGCCCTTGATCAATCTGTTTTGCCCCCGCTTCCATATAGATTTAAAGTAACAACTGGCACAATAAAAACTGGAGATAAATACGGACAAGAATTTTTAGGTGACGCATCACCTTCAGAAACTGTTAATACAAGTTTACACTGGGGCTTAATGTCAACAAGAGTAAAAGATATTAACAATGCTAATAGTGGTAAAAACTTTAATGAAATTTTAGAAAACTATACGAAGTTCTTTGGTACTAGCGATAAAGTTGTTTCAAGTGGCAATTTATCAGATACACATAATAATAACAAGTTTTCTTTGTCAAAAGTTGCTTTGAAAGGCTCGAGCCTTACTTCAGTAGAAGGTACAATTAGTGAAGTGTTTAAAGATGCAGTGTATGTTAGAAATGCTGATATAGGCAAATCCAGCATGTATGATGTTGCTCAAAATTTAATTAAAATGGCTGGCTCAGATGATAATATTGATGGTAATGTTAATAGAGTATCCTTAGCAAAACTATTAGACGAAGATAAAACTAAATTCAATAGATACTCTTCAATGATCAAGTTTACTGCGCCTTTTCACGGTGGATTTGATGGTCTTAATATGTTTGATAAAGATTCTTTCTTTATGACAGATCAATCATCTTCAACAGAAACAAATGGTAAAGCAGTTGTTGGTGGTTTTTCAAGTGCACTAAAAGGCACAGATGATACAACAGTTATGCAAGGAGAGCAAGACGATAACAATATTATTGCATCTTATAAGAATGCAATTAGAATAATGACGGATGAATTGGTAGTTACACATAACGTATTAGCAATTCCAGGAATTAGAGATGCATTTATTACAGACTTTGCAAAAGAAAGAACTGAAGAATATGGAAGAGCACTCTATTTAATGGAGATCCCTCAGTACGATGGATCAGGTGCAAGAATTTTTGTTAGTTCAAACGGGGTTGAATCAAGTCGTCCAGATGTTGATACAACTGCATCAAGATTTAATGCACGCGAGATTAATTCATCATATACAGCGTCTTATTTCCCAGATGTAAAAGTTATTGACAGCGGTGATGATGATGAGGCTGCCATTAATAATAGAAGAGTTATTAAGGTTCCTCCTACGATTGTTGCATTAGGTGCATTAGCAAAAACTGATAGCGTTTCTAAACCCTGGTTTGCTCCTGCTGGATTTAGTAGAGGTTCTTTGGAATCTGTTACATCTATTGATGTTCGTTTAAATGCTGAAGATCGTGATACTCTTTATGAGGCAAGAATTAATCCTATTGCAAATTTCCCAAATAAGCAATTTGTTATATTTGGTCAAAAAACATCTCAGTTAGCAAGAACTGCTTTGGATCGTGTTAATGTTCGAAGACTTGTTTTGGAAGTTAAGAGAAGAATTGGATTAATTGCTCAAGGTCTTTTATTTGAGCAAAATAATAATGCAACAAGACAAAATTTCATTGCAAGTGCAGCAAGTCAACTTGCTAGCATTCAAATTAATCAAGGAATTGAAGACTTCCGCGTTGTTATGGATGATACCAATAATTCTGTTGAAGATGTTGATAATAACCGCTTAAATGGTAAAATTATTATTGTTCCAACAAGAGCAATTGAGTTTATTGCAATAGATTTTGTAATTACCAATGCAGGTGTTGAATTCCCTTAATATATAGATATAAGAAAACAAAATAGGAGAATATAGTTATGGCTGGACAAGGCTCAGCGAGAGTAACTCTTAAAGAATTAGACTTATCACAAGTAAGAGACCCAGATCAAACACCACAGGGCGTGCCAGCTGCTGTTGTCGGTCCAGCTAAACGTGGACCTGCTTTTGTTCCAACGACATTTGCAACAATTCAGCAGTTTAACGAAACTTTTGGTAATATGCTTGAAGTAAATAAATCTAGCAATTCAAACTTATTTGCACCTTTAGCAATTAATGAGTGGATGAAAAATGCTCAAGCAGGAACATTTATGCGCGTTCTAGGCGTTGGTGATGGTCTTAAAGCAACGCAAAATAAAGTAACAAATGCAGGATTTAAATTAGGCTCAAAAATATCACACAATGCTTCAAACAAATTGGCAGACAATGAACATATCTATGATGATTCTGATGATAAAAGAACGGACGCCACTGATAAACCTACATCAGTAGGCCTTTTAAAAGGTTCTAGAACTTATATGTTCGGTGCACTTATGTCAGACAAAGTTGGTTCACGCTTCTTAACAGATGCAGGTGTACAGCTGGAAGCAACTAAGGCATCTTTAGCCGATGCGATTGAAATAACTGGAGATCCTGCAGCTGGAGATAGTGTTACTATATTCTTACCTAAAGAAGTAACACCAGCAGCAATAACTACAGATGTTACATTAACACTTAAAATAGTTAATGCATTGTCTAACACAGTTGCCAAAAATACAATAGAAATAAAAGACAATGGAACTCTTGCTACTATTGCAGCTAGTATAAAGTCTGCATTAACTCATAATGCAACTACAGCTACTGAAACTGAATTTAAATTTAGTGATATATCAGGAATTAATCCTTCTTTGGTTTTTAACGTAACAGATGGCTCTACTAACGTTAAAAAAACAATAGAATTAGATTCTACTAGAAAAGAAGGTGATGAAGTTGTTTTAACACAGACAGTTGGTGGTACTACAATTTTAGGTGCAGCATCTAAAACTCTGGCAGGCGCAGCAACTCCAGCACCTGTTATTCGTGGCGTTTTAATGACTCCTCAAGGTGTAATACCAGCAATTAATGTCGCATCAAATGAAACTCATTATGATGATTACGCAGGTTCGACTACAGAAGGTGCTATTGCTGATGGTAATAATTTAATAAATTTTGGAGATACTGCACCTCAACTTTTTGGTTATCAGGTAGGTCAAGTTGATGCTAATGATTCGATAGAGATTGTTTTAAATGGTTTTAAACATAAAGATAATTTAGAACCAAAATTAATTTCTTGTTCTTTTGATCCAGAAAGATCTGATTATTTTGCAAATGTTTTAAATACAGATCCTACAAAAATAGAAGAAAAAGGTCATTATTTATATGCACATTGGGATATCGACCCTGCTATTGTAGATATTGCTACAGGTAATAGCGCGTTTTGCATACCCTCTACAGGAGCAAATGATATTCCTAACTTTGATTCTTTTGAGTCAAGATTTAGAACAGCAGCATCACCTTGGATAACATCACAGCTTTTTGGTAAAGGAAGTACTTCTTCACGTGGAACAACTTTATCAAATAGCGGTGCTTATAAGCTATTTAAGTTACACGCATTAGATGATGGTGAAGTTGCGAATACAAGATTTAGAGTTTTAGTTTCTAATTTAAGAAGCAATGGAACTAACAAATACGGATCGTTTGATTTAACATTAGAATCATTTGATTCTGATCCTGTCGGTGGCAGTGTTTTGATTGCTTGGAGAGACCTTAACTTAGATCCTGATAGTAGAAATTATATTGCTCGCGTAATAGGCGATAAACATATGTTCTATAACTTCGACAAAGACTTGATTAAGCAAAGACTAGAAGAAACAGGTGACTTTGATGTAAGAAATAAATATGTCAGAGTTGAAATGCACGATTTAGTTAAGCAAGCTGAAGTGCCTGTTAACTCTCTACCTGCAAGTTTTGGTGGTCTTAAAGCCTTAAATACTAAATGGAGTTCAGGCACTAAGATATTTGTTGAAGCAGGAGATAATGGAGCAGC